GGGGAGATATGGATTATTCTGATGGCGGTGTAGTAACTATTGATATTACCTTAAGTATTGACCATGCTCAACAACTGTTTGGTGATATTCTGGATTCTGATGGCCAACGTGGAATGTCGGCTCTCGGTGGTTTTGCTATGGCACAAGGTGGTAATACTCCAGTAACACCGTTACCAACAACCACATTAGCCTAATTATTATCACATGGGCACTTATAGTTTACTAAACATAGCCGAAAAGGACTATGTTCAAAAAACTACCAATGCCGCTATTTCTGGCGTTGTTAATAATACTCTTATCGATAATTCTCAAAAATTACTAGAAACTGATAAACCAGCATATATTAAAACAGTATCTAAAGAATTATTAGAAACTACCGGAATACATATTGACAACGCCAAATTATTAACAACCTCCCAACAATCTATAGTCAATAATGCTCACGCAGCAGCTACCGAAATTGTCAATGCAAAATTAGATGGTACATTAACTGATAAAAATGTTAAAGAATTATCTAATTATAATGGTAATGAATCTTTAAAATATAGTAATTCACCAATAGGTAAATTAGCAGCTAATGTTAATGAATTATCTGATTCCCAAGCAGCATTAATAAAATCTAATGTTTCACCATTAGCATATTCCAATGGAGCATTACCACCTACTACAGATACTACAACACAATCACCAGATTCAATAGCATTATTATCTAGTGACAAAAACTATGCACAAATTTTAAATAATTATGCACCAAAATCTAAATTCTTATATATTGTAGAATTTATATTTTATGCAGAATATACCAGCAACGTACCACATAATTTTACATTCTTAATACATAAATTTGATAGACCAGAAATTTCAGTAGAATATGAAGAAGTTAATATGTATAACTTCCGAACCAATATTCCTAAAAAAACAAATTATGGTCCAGTATCTTTTGAATTACATGATGATGTTCAAAATGAAGGTATGAATTTCTTAGTATCTTATCTCAGAAGAATCAGCCCATTATTTAATCAAGAATACGCTAATAATCTTGAACTCAATGGAATGAATCCTGAAAATACTTCAAGTTCTTATGGTTTATTTACAACAGAAAATAATACTAATATTATCCAATCTATTAATGTTTATCATCTTTATAATCTAAGCAATACCATGGATAAACATACTTTCAATAATCCAAAAATTGAAAAAGCTACCATGTCAGAATTAAATATGGCTGAATCTACCGGAAGCTCTATTACATTAACTATGGTTTATGATAATTATTATCTATCTACCGGTACCAAAGCAGAATTACCAACCAGTGCATTAGATGTCCCAGAATTAAAAGTATTAGCACCACAAGAAAAAACATTCCACGGTGCGCAATATGATAGTAAATTCACAAACTATAAAACCAGATAATGGCACGGTTCCAACAAGGTCTATACGTACCTAAAAATCCTGAAAAATATATTGGTGATGTTACAAAAATTAGATATATGTCATCATGGGAATTATCCATGCATAAATTCCTTGATAATAATATTAGAATTTTAAAATGGTCTTCAGAAACCATTGCTATACCCTATATAAAACCTACCGATAATAAAATCCACAAATATTATCCAGATTATTTCGTAGAATATGTTGATAAATCTAATAGAATTAGAAGAATCATCATAGAAGTGAAACCCCATGCTCAAACTAGAAAAACTAGAGCACGGTCCGAAAAAAATAGAATATATGAAAATGTTCAATATAGTGTCAATCTTGCAAAATGGGCTGCCGCCAAAGACTTCTGCAAACAACATGGCTTAGAATTTCAAATAGTCACCGAAAAAAATATGTTTTCTTAATTTTTTCACCATAAATATTATTTTTACTTAAAATATTATTATGGCTGAACAATTCGTATCTCATTCTTTTGAATCTATCTTTGATATTGAAGAAGGTACCACCATCATCGAACAAGAATCTCTACCAGTAATCCATAATACTGAATGTGAACTATACGATGATAAAGATTCTGAAATAGAAGAACAATATCAAATTATCTTTAATGCTGCCCTTCAGGCATATTCCAATCAAATTGTAGCAGTAGAACGTGGTGGTGACCCTTCTACTAATCATAAAGTATTAGATGTTGCCAATAACTTTTTAAAAACTGCACTAGAATCTACCAAAGCTAAAGCAGAATTAAAAAAATCCAAAGATAAAAATATTATCGCATCATCTACCAAAAATATTACCAATAATAATCTTATCATTGACCGTAATGAACTATTGAAACAGTTGTTGAAAGATTAAAATTATCTTTAGGAAAGCCACCCCTTCGGGGTGGCTTTCTCATCATTTTTAGACTATCCATCATTTTAGACTATCCATAATTTGCAAACTCTCCATGATATGCTGAAGCAGCCTCACAGTAGGCTTTATGAGCATCTTCAGGAGTTGGGAAGAATCCTAGACTTACTGTTTTTCCATTATTATCTCTAATGGTAGATTTCCAAGTATTATTATCAACTTTCTGGACACCTTTATATCCTGTGGTATTATGTGATTTCTTACCAATATTTTGGACATTTTGACGAGGGGTAGCTTCTCTCAGATTTTCCCACTTATTATTAAGTTTATCACCATCAATATGGTCAATAAATTTATCAGTGTCCTTACCTGTCATTAATTTCCAAATAACTCTATGTAAGAGATATGTGCTATAATTAATAGTAAATCTATAATATCCATGAGAATTAATGGTATTAATTTCTTTTCCCGCAGTTTGAGAATTGGTAGAAATCATATTACTGGTATTTTTAAAATGATGTAGTGGTCTTTCTTTCCATATCGCAATACCAGTTTCCGGATTATATTCAATACATTCTTTTAAGTATTCTAATGATAAATCAGCCAATTCAGTTTTATCAGTAGATTTTTTACTAATAGTGAGTTCTCTAAGATTTTCCCATCTATTGTTCAATTTGTTACCATCAATATGTTCAATAGTTTGTTTAGGATATTCTCCAGTCATCAATTTCCAAACAACACGGTGTGCATAATTTTTTATACCATTCGCTTTAAAACTAATAAATCCATTTCCAGAAATTCCAGTAATGGTGGTTCCAGGATACTTATTATTGAACTCATTACATTTACCAACAGTGTTAAAATGATGTGCTGGTCTCGTTTTCCATACCAATTCACCAGTTTCGTTGTTATATTCTACACATTCATTTATATAATCTAATGATAATTCATTGGCGGTATTTTTCTTTTTATCAAAAATACTACCTGCATTTTCATTAAATATTGGCGTATGATTCCCATAATTCGCAAAGTCACCATGTAATTCCCGCGCAGCAGTACAATATGCTGCATAGGCTTCATCTTCGGTGCGATAAGTGCCTAATTCGTAGGCAACACCATTATTTTTTATCAGGGCACGATAACGATTAGTAGATTGTTTATATGTTACCCCTTTCTTTTTATCACTATTTAATTGAGTATTTCTATTACTGTTATTATTAGATGATGACGCTTCTCTCAAATTATCCCATTTATTATTTAATGGGTCGTTATCAATATGGTCGATACTATCAGTAGGCTCACTATGTGTCACATATTTCCAAATCAATCTATGTAATGAATACCGTTGTCCGTTTAATACAATGTGTACATAACCATTGGTATGTGGTTGAACATCAATAACCGTATTAGCACGTTTTTTATTTTCACGTTCCATAACATGTTCATTCGCATAATGATGTAATGGACGCTCTTTCCATGTGCAAATGCCTGTGTTTTTATCATAATCAAAACATTCGTGAATAAATTCTACTGATGGTAATTCTTTTGCAATTTTTTTCATAATCTTAAATCTCATAAAAAGTAAAAACAATATTATACCATTATTTTTTGTTTTGTCAAATCGGTAAAAGTACAACTTTCAAAAAAATATGTTCAACAAAATGCCATATAAATATTATTTTATATAAATCAATATATTACAAAAAGGAATTAAAATATGGCAACTAATAATATGCTAAAAAAGTCCGGCATCGTTGACGAATATTCACATAACCAAATGCTAGAGATGTATCAATGTGCTACGGACCCAATATATTTCATAGAAAATTATTGTAAAATTGTGCATCCAGTCAGAGGGTTAGTGCCCTTTAAACTGTATGATTATCAACAAGAATTGGTAAACATGTATCATGAAAATAGATATTCTATTTGTAATAGCTCAAGGCAAAGCGGGAAATCACAGACGTCATGTGCATATTTGCTTTGGTATGCTATTTTTAATCAACATAAAACCATTTTAATTGTTTCTAATAAATCTGCTGGTAGTAAAGAAATGATTAATCGTATCATATTCATGTACGAACATTTACCACATTGGTTAAAACCGGGAATTAATGAAAATAATTGGAATAAAACATCTATTGCATTTGATAATGGTAGTAAAATTATTGCGGAAGCAACTACCGAAAATTCTGGTCGTGGGTTATCTATCAGTATGGTATATATGGACGAATTTGCATTCGTTAATCAAAATATTGCTGATTTATTTTGGACATCTATATCTCCCGTAATTACCTCCGGTGGTAAAATTATCATCACCTCTACTCCAAATGGTTCTGATAATTTATTTGCTGAGTTATATCGCGGTGCAGAAAATAAGGCAAATGGGTTTGTTAGCCTATTATTAACTTGGGAACGTACCCCAGGCAGAGATGAAACCTTCAGACAACAAGAAATTGCTAAAATTGGGGAAGTAAAATTCCGCCAAGAATATGAATGTGAATTCATCTCCTCAGACCCTCTCTTATTCTCCTCTATATTTGTAGCATCATATAAGGTACCAACCCAACCTTCACCAGATGCTAGGGGAATATTGTGGTATGAAGAATTGGAGAGGAATAATACATATTTAATAGCTATGGACCCTGCCACCGGGTCAGGGTCAGATTTTACTGTTATAGTTATGTATAGTTTTCCAGAATTAAAACAGGTTGCTGAGTTTAGGTCTAATACTACTTCAACCTCTGCAGTCTATAACATTTTGAAATATATGTTAAAATGTTTAATGGCTAAGAGGATTGAGAATGTTTATTGGAGTTTTGAAAATAATGGATTGGGTGAATCTATTATTGCATTATATGAAGCTGATGAGAATCCTGTAGATTGTGGGGAATTATTATCAGAATCTGGTAAGAAGCGAATGGGTTTTGCAACTACTGGTAAATCTAAACCAAAACACTGTATGAACTTGAAAAATCTTTTTGAAGGTGGTAAACTTAAAGTACGGTCAGCCCAAACCGTTACAGAGATGAAACATTTTATTAGACGAAATGGTTCATATTCTGCTAGGAATGGTAGTACCGATGATACAATCTCTGCACATATTATATTATTAAGAATATTAGAAGAATTAGTACAATATGAAGATAAAGCATATGCTTTAATGTATGAAGATGATTTTGTTAATGAATTTGAGAATGAAGAATCTTATGATTTACCACCAGCGATTGTAGGAAGTGGTGATGGTGAAGATTTTATTGATTATCGGAATCCTTGGGGTAAAATGGAAACCGGATGGAAAGATGAGTCAGCAGAATTCCATGAAACATATGGTAATAGTTTATTTAACAATCCATATATTTAATAATGATTAACCAAGCCTCCCTGCGGGAGGCTTGGTTAAATGGTTACAATAATTTAATAATTTAATAATTTAAGAATTTAATAATGGTGAAAGAATATGATAAATGTAAAGAATTATGGCATGGTACTTAATGCTGTTAAAGATATAAAGATAACAGATATATTTGATTTTAGTAAGAGTGCTGAGAAGTATTTAATAATTAATGTATGTAATCAAGAATCTGATACATATGGATATTTTACATATAATGGTACTAAGATAACACCATCACCCTTTCCTAATAATATTAAATCTAGTAGTATTTTATATACGTATAATAATGGTGCATATTATAATTCTACCTATGGATATTTAACAAATTTAAAATTTCACACTAGTGATGTTAAGAATAATTTGAGTGTCTTGACGGTTGGTGTATCTAATACATTTAGTACCACATATGCAAATTCTTTAGATTGGTTATCTATATATTTGAATAGTTTAAATTTAACTGAGTATAGTGCATCCATAGCAACACAACCAGATTATATTAATAATTCTAAGAATATCGTAGATGTTGCTAAATCATTTGTTGGTAAGACTTGGAGTATAGATAATTATTGGTCATTGATGGATACTATTGCGACTATTAATAAAACATCCTTACCATTAATGAGCATTAATTCGAATGCTAATATGGTTGGGAATGGTGATTGGATACTTAAATATGATGGCAATCACCCGAAGGGTGATTGGAAGAATTTAATAAATGTTGGGGATATTGTATTTTTATATAATAAATCTGGTTATGGCGGTGGTGGGGCAATATGTGTTTCCGGGTCAGGTAAAAATGCAATGGTTATTGATAATGCGGTAGGTAAGGATAATATTATTGATAATAGTACTATAAAAATATTAGATGCTCATTTATTATCTACTGAGGATGTATATAAAAATGCATCATCTGATATGGTTTATATATTTTCATTATTGAATTATAAAGCATCGGTTCCGATTCCTATTACGGTTCCTACTTATCCTACAACAGAATCACCTAATCTATCATATAGTGTTAATAATATGGTGGTTAAACCGCCACCGGATTTAAAATATGCTGCAAATCAACTAGTATCTTATGTATTGACTAACATTTATAGTGTACCTAATAGAGCTGTTAAGATGACTATTGAAAATCTACCATCATGGTTAACATATGATGGATATTCGTTAAAAGGATTAACGCCTAAAACATCATCGGATAATAAATTATATATTAAAGGTGAATGTGATGGTGTTGTAAATTATGATATTATGCATATTATAGTTGATAATACGATAAAAAATGATATTACTAATGTATATTGGAATAGTGGTAAAAATAATACATTATCATTATTAAAGTATAATTATGATAAATTTTATATTGTTGATAATGATAAGTTAGGTTTAGTATGGTTGAAATTAGACCAGAATACTGGTTCATTATATGGTGTGCCACCGACTAAATTAAATGGTGTTTCTTTACATTTAACAGCATATCAGCAAAGCACGGTGAATAGTGCTAGACATGATATTGATGATTTCACTATAGATATTGTAGGGGTTAATAATTTTACATAAATATACAAAGTTAACTAACCTATACTTTGTAAAAATATGACAGACCCTATACTTAATATTAAATTTACTGATAGTTCAGTAGCCAATAAAAATGATATTTCAATATCGGCTACTGAAACTAATACTTCGACATCATTAAGATTGCATGGAATTGGTTCATTGACATATGGTTCTGATTTATGGGGCAATATGATAAAAATAATGGAGCATTTTTGTTCCAATAATGAGCCTACTAATCCCACGGAAGGTCAATTATGGTATAAACCATCAAATAATACATTACAATTACGAATTAGAGAAAATAATTCATACTTTTGGAAAAAAATATTGATTGATGGTACTACAACTGGATTATTAACTAATGACGATTTAAAATTAGAATTAGAAAATTATGTTAATAAAACTACTCCTGTATTGACCCAACCATTAAAATTACCTTCAGAATATACTAATGATACTTTAAATAGTGTTACTGGTAGTTCTAATCAAAATTTTGCTGCTACTAGAAAATATGTTGATAAAGCAATATTGAATAATGCTGCTACAGATTTACCCTATATTGATAGAAGTTCTACTGCAACTGCAGAGAATAGAACCATGTTGAAATCATTAATATTACCATCAGAATTTGTAAGTACAAGTTCATTGACCTTAGTTGCTGCGGATTCTACAAGCAATTTCAATAATGCTGCAACTAGAAGATATGTAATTGAATATGCGTCAGCAGCTAAACAGGCTGCCAAAGATTATGTAGATGGAAAAATTCCAACAGGTGATAATGTATATAATAAAACAAAAGTAGTATTAGTAGATGGGTCGAATGCGATGACTGAGCAATTAGTATTGCCTAGATATTCTGGATATGATACTAGTGTGGCTATTACGGCTGGGGATGCTAAATTAAATGCAGCATCCAGAGAATTTGTTGAAGATAAAATAAAAAGTAATAATTCTAATTTAGCATCAGTATTTACGGCAAACGGTAAAGATTATAATACAGATACAAGAATAGGGTATTTTAAATTACCCACTTTCATGAATTCTGTGTTAACACAATGGATGAATTTACAAATTAATTCTGATAGTGGGACATTGCAAAATTATTCAGCTACTGCAGTATTTTCTACTGGTAAAAATTGGATGGTTAACAATGACGATAATAATAAATTAATCAGAATATTGTTACCGAAGGCATATACTGCATTATTACATTGTTCATTAACTTTAATAAACCCAACGGGTATAATATTTGAGTATTCATTACAATTTGTAGAATTAGAATCTGATAAACAAACTATTAAATGTGTATTAAATCATAATACTGGTGGTATGACAACATTCCCTACAGATTGGGGCATTATGGTTTATACGGTAGGAGTTTAAATAAATGGCATTAAAAGATTATACATTAAAATATACTGATAGTACCTTAACAGGGAAAAGTAATATATCTGTTGGTGAGAATACAGTAAATGATAATAAAACATCATTAACATTATATGGTTATGGTCATAAAGATTATGGTGCAGGATTATGGGAAAATATGCTTCATATTATGGAGAATTTTTCATCAACCGCTAATGCTCCAGCACATCCAACCATTGGGCAATTATGGTACAATGCAGGTAAAAAATCATTATTAATATATGTGGGGGAAGATGATACCGAATCTAACCATGGTTGGAAGAATATTGTTTCTAATTATGATTTTAGTAATAATGCCGGTACGGGTGCAGCGGCTGTTCAATATTTGACAAAAAGCGATTTAGTTGGATATTTGACACCAGAAGTATCATCACAATTGACCGGTAATTTGGTATTATTGAATAATGATTCATGGTACACCACAGTTGATGGTAAAGTACGATTAGATACTAATGTTAGTATTCCCGGAAATTATGCAGCATCAGTACGATATGTAAATGTTAAAGTAGATACGGTTGTTACTGAAAAAATTACTACTGCGTTAGCAGCAGTACCGGCGAGTAGTTCAAGTAGTTCCACTAATACCACTAGTAGTGTTTCTGCGGATAGTGTAGCATTAGCATTATCGGATTATGATACCACTGGTTCACCGCTGGGAAGTAATCATTTATATATTAGGCGAGCTGCTAATAGCCCAGCAGAATCTCGGACAATGTATAACAGTTTAATATTACCTACACAAACTACAGCAGTAGTTGATGGTGATGATAATTTCGCAGCAACAAAAGGATATGTTAGAGCTGTATTGTCAACTGCAAAAAGCACGGTAACTTCAACTAATACCAGTTCTACCAGTAGTACATCTAGTAGTACATCTAGCACTGCAAGTTATTTACCATTAGCGGGTGGGACATTATCTGGTAATTTATATTTAACTGCAGATGAAACGGGATACACTGATGTTAATAAAGCTAGAGCTGCTACTAGAGCATATGTTGATGCCCAACTATTAGGTTTATCTGAGTCTACTACCGTAACATCAGCCGATACAACAACTCCTGATTATGCTACTAAAAGTTATGTTAGTGAAATGTTAGCAGATGCAATATCGTCAATACCTACATCCGCACCGTCTACAACAAACACTACATATGCTACTAAAGAGTACGTGGATAATAAAATAGCTGGGTTACCCTCTACTACATCCACCTCAACTTCTACATCGACATCGACATCAACATCTACTACCGTAACGACAGATATTATTTCACCACCAAATAAAACTTTTACAGATGCCGAAAAATTAAATAATAAAGATAGAGAATTAATATCATATACAAAATTTCCTGATGGTACATTAATTGTATATGGTTTTTATAGAAATTTTGGTGTTTCATATAAAGACAATGGATATTGGGCATCATCATTGTCAAAAATTACATTCCCTGATGGTATTAAATTTACTAATAATTATTATGCTGTTACGGTCACTGAAGAAATTCCCACCGTTACCATGAGTCCACAAGCCCCTACTGGAAAAGCAGCGATACAACCAACCACGTACAAATCATGTGATACAATAAGAAGAAGTGGATTATGGTCGGATTTTAATGCAAAATATGTTGGACTTTATAAATTTAGAGGTGCTGAAATTTTAAATAAAGAGGCTGATTTAAAGACAACTTATGTTCCTAACAAATATAATCAACCAGTTACCGAAAATTATAATGTTGCAAATACTTCACAGTGGGATAAACATTGGGCTGACATGGATAAGGCTAATCCAGGGGGTAAATTAGAAGCAATACACCCAGTTACATTTAATGTATTCGAAAAAGAAATTGATGGATTTAGAATATCCGCATTAGGCCCACATTCAATGTCATGTATATTCTGGAGAAATTTTGTTGCCTGCAACTTCACAGCAATTGGACGGTGGAAATAATGGAAATTACACTTTCAGATACCTCTAAATCTGCTTATGATGTTACAGAATTATTCGATATGAATAATATTTACCAAGAGGATTATAGTTTTAATTATCCATTTTGGCAAAATATCGTACATTTAACAGAAAATTATTGTAATTATAAAATGCCATATCCTTCATTAGAAGGTCAATTATGGTACAATTCTGATACTAAAACATTAAATATCGCACCAGAAAATAATGCTTCATCATGGAATCAAGTAGTTGCTGCGGATAATACCAATACTAAAAAATATTTAAATGTATATAGTTCTAATGTAGTATCATCATTACTACTCGTCGATGATGTTTCCGGTGCTACCATATATGATGGTGACAATAAAAATAGTGATGATGCAGTTACTAAAAAATATGTAGATAATTTTCATGGTGGAATAGTATCCGGTAGTAACGATTATTGTAATTGGCAAATATATCCTAACAAATATGTAATTATTAATGGTTCTAATAGTGGTAATGTTACTATACCATTTGATATGAAAGATACTAATTATGTAGTAGTAACCACAAATAATACCAACTCTACAAAGGTATATTCTATAACAAATAAAACAACATCATCATTTACCGTAGATGGGAATGCTTGGTTACTTTTAGGGTGGAAAAAATGAAATATATTTTAAAACATGCTGATGGTAGACAATTAATTCTTACGAGTGGTGTAGTAAATGAAGATACCTCTTTATCATTATTTGTTTTTAATAATACAGAGGTAGGGAAATTATTTTTTACTGATTTAGCGCATATGGTTGAAAATTTTGCAGGACCATATGCACCATATAAACCCACTAAGGGTCAAATATGGTACGATAATAAGAATAAAGTATTAAAATTCTATAATGGTACTATATGGAAAGAATTTAATCCTGCTATACCTAATGTATCTTTATATGTATCATCTAGTGATACTATGACAGGCACTTTAAAATTACCTGAAACTACATCCACCACTAATTATAAATTAGCAGCTACCAGAAGTTATGTAGATACTAAAAAATATATTTTCCCATCAGAATTGAATAGAAGTATTTCATTTATTAAATATGATACTGGATACACTATTATGCATGGTTTAATATATCCAGAAGCTGGTGCATTAACATCATCGGTATCATTTCCTATGTCTATGAGCAATACTAATTATGTTATCTTATTATCATTAAATAGTACCGGAAGTGATAGCACAGCATTGAATTATAATTCATATGCTAAGACGGTTAATGGCTTTAAAACGGTTGTTGATAGTGAATATGATTCATTAGCCTTTGTTGTTATGGGATTCTCATCATGAGTTATACTAAAGTAGACTTTACCAATATATCAAAACCATCATTATTTTTAATGGATGGTGAATATAATTTTAATACCTGTTTAACATTATTTGGAAAAAATGTTTCTAATTTTGGACCATCATTTTGGACAAATATTTTACGAAAATTAGAAAACTTTTCTAATGCTACTGCACCAGAAAATGCGATGGAAGGGCAATTATGGTACGATAGTAAAAATAATGTGATGAAAATTAATACTGGAAAAAATTATGATACTCCAATATGGGTAGTAGTATCCCATGATGAAATTTCGGTAGATGGATTGTTGACAAAATCTGGTGGGACATTACACAATACATTAGAAATATCTGGTCAAATTACTGATGATAACCATGCGGCAACGGTAGATTATGTTAATAATCATGCACCAACATCATTTAGTGGTATTAATGAAAAATATCAATATAATGTTACAGCATTTAATAAATTTATTACTATTAATGGGGTTACTAAAAGCAGTGATATGATAGATGGTAAAATTGTTATAGCCTTACCTAAAGTTATGCAAAATAATACCTATACAGTAATATTGTCCTCATCATCAACAGAAAGTACAGCATCAGCCCACAAATATTATTATTATGTTACTGATAAACGGTTAAATTATTTTACCATAGTGTTAGATAAATCTCTTACCACTACTACAGAAATAGATTTTTGTGTATTAGGGTTCTGCCAATGATAAATATAGATTTCCTTTAGAAATATAGAAAAACGATGACATATACTATTAAATTTTCTGATACCAATAAACCAAATTTTACCATTGCAGAATTAAAGAAAGATGGTCCAGGTAGTCTTGACGGATGTCATACTGATTTGGTATTACATGGTAAAGGAAATTCTGATTATGGTGAAGACTTATGGAATAATCTAGTACACATATTAGAAAATTTCAGTAGTGCCGGGCCTGGTCCAAATCATCCAATAGAGGGTCAATTATGGTATAATGATGTTGATAAAGTGTTATCGGTATATAAAGAAATTTTACCATCAACATCACCAAAAACATATCATTGGTCTATATTGTTAGATGTTGACTCATTATCAAACCCAAACGTTATTAATGGTATTATTAATGGATTAACGGCTGCTTTAGCGAATCCAAGCAATCCAGCAACAGCAACATTATTATCAGCATTGGGTGGTTCATATTTACCCATCACTGGTGGTACATTAACTGGTCCGTTGAATATTTACCCATATAATACAAATGCTGATAATGACCCTTTACAAAATGACCAATTAGCAGTATCAGTAGCATATTTAAAAAGTTATATTAATAACAAACTTACTACATTAGATTTATCAACATTAATAGGGTTTGATATTCCACCATTTGATAGTACCTTAGATGCTGGTTATGGTGGCTATTATTTAAAAAAAGCTATAGATTCTACAAATGTTGATAATTCGTTAGCAGGTGCGCAATTATCACAAGCTAACATTATATTACCTACATATAATCCAGACATTGTTAATGGTAAATTTGCAGCGTCCCGTGATTATGTAGATTTAAAAATTAAAGAATATATGCAAGCGTTAGTAACAAAAATTATATGGACTGATACCTTCGATATTTCTAATAATAAAATTACTGGTACACTAACAGCAAAACTACCATCAGGTTTTAATTATATTGCATCACCCACCGTGGTAATGTCACCAACATTATCTGATGCCGTTATGTATGCTAATAGTAATCCTTCTAACGATGTAATAACTATTTCGTTTAGTGGTACAACAACAATTAATAAATTAGTATCAAAATTTAGCATTTCTAGCTCACAAATCACTGGTCTTGGTGGTAATTTAGCATCAGATTCATTGTCTTATACAACTAATGTTATTTCTGCTACACCAAATACAACTACTACCATAACACCAACTACGTCAACTACCACCGCTGTGGCATCAGGTACTACATCATCTACTACAATAGCACCAACAACGGTAGTACCAACCAGCACTACGACTACTTCATCAGTTCCTGTAGCAGTAGAAGGTTCTTACTATTTTGGGTCAGATGTAGCTTATGATTATTACTATTATCCACAGAATTTTTCAAGAATGACGTATGCTCAAGCACTAGCCCAAGCAGATACTATTAAAACTACAAACTCACTATCTTATAATTTAGTAATTCCCACATTATCAGAAAGTAATATGTTATCGACGTATATTGCGTCTCATCCCGTATTACCTACTGGATGGTCTTTTGGTACAGGATGGTGGGTTGTTGATATGGATTCCGTCAATTATTGGTATAAAATATTCCTATGGGGACCCCCCGCAAGTACGACAGAATTCAATCCTGCTAATGGTACTGCGGCGGACAATACAATATGGCCATTTTATATCAGAAGAAAACCAAAATAGTTATGAAAATATCATATATGCATTTTGGATTATCGGAATGGTGTTACATTATTGATTCTATTAATATCACCTCATGAAAAAAACATATTATATTAATTATACAGATGGTTTAAACAAACCATCTTTTAATATCCCATTTGATGAAGTTGATAATAGTACATCGTTAGTATTATATGGGCAAGGTAGAAAAGAATATGCTGAAGGATTGTGGAATAATTTACTACACTTATTAGAAAATTTTGCTAATGGTAGCCCTAATTATACTGGTCCGGATAATCCTACCGAAGGTCAATTGTGGTATGATAGTTATAACAAAGTCTTAAAAGTTTATAAAAAGGTAAATAAATCTCCATTAGCATTAACTGTTGCTACACCAGATAATACCAATATATCTACTAAAGATGAATTTATTTGGGTATCTATTGTTGATATGGAATATTTAGAAAACCTTTTCGGTTTTGATGGTATTGATGGTGTTATTGGTAAAATTGTAGATTCAATAAAAAATAGTACAGATTTATTAACTGTTTTACAACTTTATTATGTTCCGTATACTGGCGCACAATTAACGGGACAATTATACTTATCTAATGACCCATATGTTGTTTATAATAATCCACCCGAATTATATGAAGCCTTCTCAGTAGGATATTTAAAAAGTTATTTAGATAATTTTGCAAAAACATATAAACCGGAGGAGGGATATTTTGATATTTTTGGAAATGAATCTAGGGTAGATGATACGGTAGGTACCTATGTTCCATTGAATTTAGATAATGCAAAAACAATATCTGGAAATAAATTAACTATTAACAATACCGTCAATTTTGACAATAGTATTGAAGTTCCATCGGCTACGGTAGATACTGATTTAGTTAGAAAGATGGATTATGATAATGAATTAACACCTTCTGCTATTATCGATAAAATAAAAAATAATGCGGATTTTAAAAAATTAATAACAGATGATGTAACAGCAGAACTTGCAAAACCAGAAAATGCGCAGGTTACATTGACAGCGGTACCCGCTGTATTATCATCATCATGTGTAGTAAATTCTAATCCATTATCAGGAAATAATATTTCACCACAAACGGTATTATCACAAAAAGTTACCCCAAAAAGTTTAAATTCCAAATTTTTAATCACCATATCATTAATTTTATCTAATGGTTCTAAGGTTGGACAAGCTGTAGCAGGACTGTATAAAAATGATGTTGCATTAGTAGATAAATTTGCAGTAGTAGAAAAAACCGATAATGATGCTTTTTCATCGTTCTTTTCCTTTGTGGATTCTACTACTAATACTAATGAAACAACATATTCTATTAAAGTATATGGTACCAAACCTGGTGCCGATAATTGGTTAGTAAATCAATCAGCAAATAAAAAGAATTATGCTACATCTACTATGACCATCTTAGAATACAAGCAAGTATCTCAACCATCACTAGTGTGGACAGTAGTTTCAGATTTAACTGAACTAGCTACTAATGATGACGTATTCTCTGGTAGTATAAAACTATCGTGCATAAACTGCACTATCAATAATACTTTCAATTTTGTTTCTAATGTGGGTAACATTTTTACTATTGACCCAATTGGTTCATATACAGTATCTGATGTAATTACCACCAAAAAATCTAGTACCGATACGGAAATAATATTTGGTATTACCGGTAAAATAGTACCCAGTAATGGTAATATTATTTGTACCTTTACGGTAAATAATAATATTTTTAATGCTCCTGCAGAATATCCAACAATTTTAAATACCTTTAAACATATTGGCATTCAATGCATTGATTCAACTACTACCACTACTACAATTGGGTCAACAACTACAACTACCGTCGCTGGTTCTACTACCACTACTACTGGGTCACCAACTACTACAACTACTAACGCAGGGCCTACAACTACGTCAACCACATTAAAACCAACTACCACTACTACCAAAACCCCAACTACTACGACTACTAAAGCACCAACTACTACGACTAC